AGGCAGGCGTGGACGAAGTACACACGTCACACAATCACGGGTGCCCCAGGTGGTGACTGGTTGCATGTAGAAATCTCACCCAAAATGGCGGACTCACCACAGGCAGTGAAGGCTGCGTTTGCTAAGTTGTCCAAGACGTGAAATCATGGATGCAGGACTCGCCACAGTATTAGCCGCTGCTATCACTGGCGGTTTGGCGTTGATTGGCGTTCTTGTAAACAAGGCTCGTAAAGAGAACAAGCACGACCACGCCTACGTTCAGGGCCTTCTGACCATGTTGTACAAGTCTCAGAACCGTATTGAATCTAAGGTGGACCGAGTTGACGAACGGGTGTCGGACCACCTAGAGTCACACGCATCGGAGGGGATGCTTGACAATGGGCGAACAGTACACCAAGATGGAGTTGAAACAACTAGCCAAGTTTCTTAGGAAGGTCTACCCAGGCGTCGGGGATCAAGACGAGCTGTGGAACCTGATTGAGAAAACAGAACAACTCGCAAAGGGGAAAAATGCAACCATCAACCGCAGGCGCGGAGATCATAAGTGAGGCATACAACCTCATCACCGGTCAACGCCAAAACGATTACGACCACCCACTAGAGGACTATTCGCGCACGGTAGACATCTTCCGAGCCATCACCGGAATCAACCTGAGCGCAGAAGAAGGCATCCTGTTTATGGTGTCGATGAAACTGTCTCGTCTAGCGAACGAGTTGGAAAAAGATTTGGATGTGCCGGACAATACGCGTGACGCCATCGGCTACCTCGGCTGCCTGAACATGGTGCGCCACAAGTTGCGTGACGACCAAACCCAAGTAGACCGCATCTTTGACCAGTTGCATAAGCGTTTCAAGACAGGGGAATCAACATGGGGCTGATGGACGAAATCAACGCCGACGCACGGCCACGCACCTACGCCACCAAGATTGACGAACTGAAAGCCAAACTTTCGGAGGAGGACTTTGAGGAGTTGATGGAAGCGATAAACGATTCGACTATCAACCAAAACGCGATACGTCGAGTGCTACGCGCCCGCGGTGTTACCGTGTCATCAGGTTGGCTGTGCCAGTTCAGGACGGGCATATGAGCCTCAAAGACCAGTTCGCTGACGAGAACGAAGCACTCGCCAAAGCCGACCTCATCAAAGCGAGACGCGAACGCGACATCGCCACAAAAGAACTGACCCGTATCCGCGAGGATTTAGACAAAGCGAACCGTGCCCTATCCATCGTGTCATCGGTGGAACAAGCACACCTTGAACCCCCGAAGTGGATGACCCCCGCCAAACCGAAGTCATCGGCAGCGACCCTGCTACTGATGCTGTCAGACACCCACTTTGATGAAGTAGTCAATCCAGATGAGGTGGAAGGGTTGAACGCTTACAACCGTGAGATAGCTGTCATGCGTCTGCACAAATGGGCCACCAACACGGTCAACATCGCCCGCCACTATCTTGCAGGTGTGGACTATGACGGTGCGGTACTCATGTTGGGTGGCGACATTTTCTCCGGTGACATCCACGAAGAACTAGCCCAAACCAACGAAGATTCGATGATCGGGTCGGTGCTGTTCTGGTCGGAACAGATAGCTGCCGCTGTTGAAGTGTTGGTGTCAGAGTTCGGCAAGGTGCATGTGCCGGTCGTAATCGGTAACCACGGGCGTATGTCTCGTAAGCCACGCATGAAACTGCGAGCCAAAACAAACTTTGATTGGCTGCTCGGCAAGATGGTGGAGAAACATTTTGCGAAAGACAAACGAGTCACCTTTGACATCCCCGAAGGCACTGATGCGTTGGTGTCCATCTACGACTGGAATCATCTGCTCAGCCACGGAGACCAGGTATCAGGCGGTGGCGGTATCGGTGGTATCTATCCGCCGATTATGCGGATGCGGGCACGCAAAGCGCAACGGTATCTCACCACCGGACAAGACTTCTCGACACTGTGGATTGGACACTGGCACCAATACCTGCCATCTCCACACCTGGTTGTGAACGGCAGCTTGAAAGGGTATGACGAGTATGCGTTCATCAACAACTTCCAGTTTGAGCAACCGCAGCAGGCGTTGGCTGTGGTGACACCGAAGCACAACATCACGTTCCACGCCCCAATTTTTTCTGCGGATCGTAAAGCCGAGAAGTGGTAACCGATGTCCACCTGCCCGTGGTCGCTTGTGGCAATCCATTGGATTGACGCATTTGACTCATCGAACGGGTGGATTCACACGAAGGACTACGCACCGAAACCGCAGCATGTGGTGTCGGTCGGCTGGTTGTGGCCGGACATACTCGAAGGTTACCTGTCGGTAACTTGTTCGTGGTGTCCTGAAGAAGAACCGGAACTCGACAGCGTAGGTATGGTGACCCACATCCCGTTGGGGATGGTGCAACGAGTCGTCACCCTCGGTGAACCTGATTGGTGTTTGACTTCGTAGCACCCCACCTGTATGTTGATAAGCAACAACTCAACAAAGGGGATAAGCAATGCTTACACAAATACCGAAACCCGAACACGGATCACAAGCTTGGCTTGAAGCCAGATGGCGCAACGAGAACGGCGAAGCCCGCATCGCAGCCTCAGCGTGCGCGGCAGTCCACGGCCAACATCCGTTCATCACAATGGCAGACCTCGCCAACGAACTGCTCTCCGAAACGCCACCGCAACCCAAAGAACCAAACTCTGCAATGCTGCGCGGCACCACACTGGAAGCACCAATCCGCGAATGGGCAGCAAAACTGCTCGGTCACCCACTCACCGAACCCGACACCCTCTACCGTTGGGACGAGCCAGGTGTCCGCCTAATCGCCACCATCGACTCAATGAGTCAAGACAACAGGGTGTTCGAGCAAAAGACAACGAACAAGATTTGGCGTGGCGAACTCCCCGACTACTGGTATTGGCAAGGCGTACAGCAAGCCATCTGCACCGGAGTCTCAGAGATTACGTGGGTCGTGTTTGACTCCACACTTGACCTGCATTTCCATGTTCAGGCCGTTTCAAGTGATGAGAAACAAACCCACATAGAAGCATGTCGCAGGTTCCTAGCGGCTATCGACATGGGTATCTACCCTGATGATGCCGTCGTCGAATACCGGCACGTCCAAGAACGTCACCCCGAAGGTGAAAAAAGCAAAGAAGTGGAACTGCCCATGTCGGCACTTGCCACCATCGAGCGACTACTGCTCGCCAAAGAACAAATCAAGTCCGCTGAAGCAGCCGAGGATGCTTGCAAAGCCGAACTGTGCGCCATCCTCGGTGACGCAGAGTACGGTCTGATTCAAGACGAGTTGGTGTGTACCTGGAAAACCAGTCAACGGGAATCGTTTGACTCCAAAAAGTTCCAGAAAGAACATCCCGCTTTGTGGGACAAGTATCGCAAGACAACTCCAGTACGCACGTTCAGGGTGAACAAGTGACCACGTACAACAAGGCTTACTATGACACACCCGCAGGTAAGGCTAAACAGAAGCGAGCAAACCAGCGGCTACAAACCAAACGCAAGCTTGCGTGGCAATGGTTGGCAAAGAACCGTCCAGATGTAATAGAAAAAATCAACAACCAAATCAACAAGGAGAACCAATGAACCTGCAAGACATCCTCACCAAATACGGTGTACCGGACCCGTCAATCGTCGGCAAACTACCTCGCGGTGGCATCACCCTCGACTTCGTAGGGCACGCCGAGATCACCAAGATTTTGATTGAAGTGGACCCGAACTGGTCGTGGGAGCCGGTGGCATGGACAACCGACGGACGGCCTGCTATCGCAACAGTGAACGGTATGGCTGTCATGTGGGGCAAACTCACCGTGCTAGGTCAAACCCGTTTGGGTGTCGGCTCAGCTCGCCACGACAAACCCGACCTAGACAAAGAACTGATTGGTGACTTCCTGCGCAACGCTGCGATGCGATTCGGTATCAGCCTCAGTTTGTGGTCGAAGTCCGAGTGGGAAGAACAGCAGGCTGCACCTCGTAAGCCTGCTGAGCCGAAACCGGTGTCGCAAGATTTCGTCACTAAGTTCCGTGACGCTTGCACTAAGAAAGGCATCAACCCTGATGACGTGGCGAAAGCAGCAGGTGTTGATTTGGCTACAGTAACGGATGCGGATGCACCGAAGTTGCGTGACGCGTTCAAACAAGCCGAAGTTCAACCTGCCACCATTGAGGATGTGAAGCACGTGTTCGGGGAGCAGGTCAGAGTGGTGGCCGAATCGAAGCCTGATAATCCGACACCGAAGAACCCTGGTGAGCCGGCAACGAAACCTCAGCTCGGCAAGATTCGTGCGCTACTCAACGCGAAAGGTATCTCGTCGTTCACTGAGAAAACTGAGGTGTGTGCTGATTTCATCAACCGACCCATCACCAAGTTGGAACAGTTGACGCAAGGCGAAGCCTCGCAGTGCATCGACATCCTTGACGCGAGGGTGTCGTGACCGATGAACGCAAAGGGGAATGTCAAGGCAATAAGGACAGATGTACCTTGGACAACTGCCCGCTGTTTGGCACTTTGGGAAGACCCGACCGACGTGGCGTACGCCGCATACGAGGGTGTGCCGATCCTGCCGCTCGCGGTCGTCGAAATCGGACTAAAGGGGATGCGAAGGCGCGTCGTGCCCGTAAAAAGTTGGGGTTGGGCGGTCACCTTACACGTCACGAGGAGAACTGGGGTGGTGCTTTTCGTACCGAAATCAAAGCAGGCTTACAGGTCGGTCCGATTGCTACCCGTTTC